TTCAAGGTATCGGAAGCTTCAACCACTCCCTCAACTTCACCATCAACCCCACAAACAGCAACACCCCTACCGCCCATAATCCTCCCTTCACCAGCGTAACCCGTACAGCACTACCTATCTCCTTCGTCACTGCTTCAATATGTTCCGAGGTAGTTATCGCTCCCATCATCCTATCTCTATCAATATCATGGAACCTGCAGGCATGTTGCTGCTGTTTCGCGAACGCCGTAGCAATTGCCTCCGCGTCTTCATCTGTCAGATACCTCCGCGTGTTCCGTATCTCCATCCCTACACCCCAGCCCTCTTCGAGGTTGCATATGTGAGATACACTGCCACCGCCCCAAGCAGGTATGAAATTCCATCAGCGAGGTACTGATAAAACTGATCCTCAATCTTCAAGTCCGGGAACACATACCCAAGCACTCCCTTCAAAATCATCAGCAACGCAATAGCCATCGCCTGTACATTCTTCCACTTCGTCGGGTCCGCCACCTCTTCCCCCGCCTTCATAACTCTAAAAAACAAAACCAGCTTTTCCATCTTTCTTCCTCCTTTCCCTATACCATTTAATCATCCTTACACGAATCCACCAAACCTCCCCAAACAACCTTACAAAATCATAATACACCTTAGCAATCTCCTGATTGCTTGCACGTTCGAGTCAGAGTTTAAAATCAAGATCCACTTCCAACCTATCCCGATCCTGTCTCTCATACCCTTCGTCATGCAGCGCTCATCAGAAAGAGATGTCATATCCGAATGGATTATCTGGACTTAGTGAGCAGTAGTCTTTCATATAATCCTAAGCCTCTGTAATAATCTCTTCAAGATAACCTTAACAGTCTCTATCTTAACTGTCAAGGTTATAACTAAGGGTTTCATGGGACTGTCACGATTTCAGGATAAACAACATATGGTGCAGCTGTCTGTGGATTATAATCTCCATAATACTTCGGCTGAGCAGAATCTAAGCTCTTCCCGAGAATACTATCCAACGCCTGAATCCCAGTATAAAACATAAATCCTTCCTTCGCATCCTTTATCGTACTCTTCAACACTCCCCACATTGGATGCTCTGAAGGAGCGGTTGGTAGATGCGAATCAAACTTCGGCGCTTCTCTAAACTGCACCTTCTTCATAACTTGCACCTTCATCCCTGGAGATACCTCCACCAGTTCAAACTCCACAGAGAATCCAGATTCTTTATACATCTTCGCATACATTGCATCTCTTTTCTGCAGCGTCTGATGCACCACTATCTCCTTCTGCACACTCGCGTCCTTCACATTCCCGGCAATTCCCAGCACTGTTTCATCTGACACAGGAAGTTTTGTGATGTTCATAATTCCACTATCCCCGCATCCGGCTAAGAGTATAACAAAGATACAGCTAAGTAAAAGACTTTTCCACATTTTAAACCTCCGTATAGTTTAATGTTAAATGATTGATAATAGTTTCTTATCAGTCACGGTCGCCGCAGAAGCTGACGCCAAATCATGGCAGTCAGAATTGTTACGACAACCATGCTGATGTTTATCGATTCGGCAATCACGCAGCATCACCGACGGCACGCTTTATCGCTGCCGCTTTTGCGAGCATCGAGACTAGGTAAAGCACCGCGGCTTTTATCCCGCCAAATAGATATTCGTCGTCTGCCAGTGATGCGAGGGCGGCCAGGGCGAGTGCCTGAGTGGTGAACGTTTTTCCGCTGCCGTCAGCGTTATAAACTGCATTGTCCACTCCGGTCACGGCGATGATGTCGGGAGCAGATGGCCAATAGTAGGCACCATCTACGCCTAGCAGCGAGTATTTGACCCTGCCTGCTCCACCGACATAATCCTTTTGCAGCCCAAGCGGAGAGAGGTTCGTGTTGATAAAATCCCACACGATCCCAGCTACAATCGAATTACCTTTGTGGTTATGGTGGACGTTGTCGTAGGCCAAACGAAGAGAGCGGGGGACTAGGCCGTTTGCGATATCAGCCAGGTCATCAGCGGACCCGTCACCATACGCCTGTAGCTCGGTGCGAATGTCGATGTGGTTATTGGGGTAGGTGGCGATGATCGCGTTATTTACAGACGTTATGAGATCACCGCCAAACGTGCCAATTATGCGGACGTTGTTGGGTACCAGCGTTAAGACGACATACTGCCCGCCAGCGCCGACTACCCATTCAACTGCCGACTCAATAAAAAACAAGATATTGTCCTGTATGATCGCGGCGTCACCAGAATCCTGAATATCGTTATTGCACAACCATAAAACAGAGATATCTCCATATTTTTCAGGATAAAGTGCCATTTGTGAGAGGATATATTCACCGCCCTGCCCGCCATAACCGCCATTAAAAACAGTTCGGCCAGGGGTATTAAACGCCAGCAGGCGCGGGTAAATTCCAAGATCCCACCGGTTGCCCATGGTATGGGAATCGCCCCAAGAGGAGATATCTTTCGACAGGGTTTTAATGCTCCATGCGTTCGTGTTTGCACTGCTGCCGTCAAGCGCGGAAACACCGTTTGCAGTTGCAGGCACTGTCGCATTGATCGCGGCAGAAACCGCAGGGTAAAAATGAATCCAATCGTCCTTGACCCACCCAGCGCCAGCAACCTCAAGGGTCTCGTTTCCTGTTGCGGCGATCGACTCGTTTCCGAGATAGTCTGTCAGGCCGATTTGAAAATATTTGGCGGAATCCGTGAGGTTGTCATAGGTGTAAACGAGGGTGAACCAGTTGTCATCGTCCCAGGAGATGGCAACATTTGACGCTGTGGCAACTGCAAAAACTACCTTTTTCCAAACAGTATCAACAACAAGATAAGGTGCAGTCCCGATGTAGGGGTTGATGCAAAAAAGCCGTACACCTACATATCGGTGATTTGTCGCTCGAAATTTTGCATATCCAGAGTATAGCCCTATAGTTGTTGCGGTAGAACTCGGGCGAATCCTGGCGGTGCCGGTCCCTGCGATAAACGTTGCCGTGGTGACGCCAGCGGAGTGAGTGAGCGTATTTACAACCGCTCCCTTGGCCCATGCCGACAGATCAAGAGACGGATAGAGCGAGTTCTGGTGCATCGTCCAGCCGATTTGGTTTAGCCAATCCGAGCCAGTAGTCAGCGACTCGACAACCGCCGTTGCAAGAGTGTAGCCTGTGAGGGTGAGGTGTCTGCCGTTGCCGCTTACATCATACATCACGGCGGTTGTGGCACTGGTCATCGTGGGTAGTTCATAGCGACTCCCATTGCTCAATAGCAGGCTCCACAGGGTTCCGACGCCAACATTTATACGATTTGCGGAGGGGATAGTTACGGCGGCAGTGCCCTCCTTTGAGACAACGGTTACATCTGCCGCAACGGTGCCAGAGAGATAGCCGGTGTTGTCGCCAAGGAGATGATACTTCGGCTTTACCGCTCTGCCCGATATGCCGATACTATCAATCATCCCATTTTTTTCCAACCAGCAACCAACCAACCCATCCCTAGGCAGTACCAATCCTCCATTCTTTCCCATCCCTCCATTCTGCATTAATCCCAGTTCCATCACATAACCTCAATCGTCTGCGTGGCAGAAAAGGTGTATGTCGCTCCCTCCACAATCCCGCGAATTGTTCCCTGCAGAAGAGCTGTAGCAGTTCCACCTGAAATCTTAACTGTACAATCCGCAGATACAGCATACGCAATATCTTTCTTCAGCGGCGTCCACGCCGTATCTGCTTCCACAGATTCTACCCTTCTCGGAGTAAACACCTGTACCACATTCTTATTCCCATCTACAACCATCTTCGTTTTATCACTCATTCTATCACCCGTTCCCAGTTAAATCCGTGAAAATTTCACGATCCCAACTTCATTCACCCTTTGCCGCAGGTACACCGAAGAAATATCGTAGCTTTGAGTTCCTGTATATCTCAGGTATATCATTCTCTGTCAACCTCATAGCCTTCCTAAATGTAGAAGGAACTGCACCTGAATGTCCAAGCCAGTTATTTACAAACTCAGTAAACAGAAGACCCCTATCCTCTTCATGCCGCTTTGTCCAGGTTTTATACGCCGCGCTGGTTACTGGGTTAAGATACACTCCAGGGGATTCCCCTTCCATCTTAATAAACGGCGGGTGGAATACCTGGTCTTGAATATTGGAGTCAAACATCTTATCCCCGATTCCAATTAATCCACCTATCATTAATGTACTAACTGCGAACTGTTTCGCAGAACTCTGCCCGAAGATATCCTTCTCCGAATTGAGTGCATCCAAGATCATCCCATGCTTTACTCTATACTCCCCTTCCTTAATAAAATGCTTCAATTCCTTCAACTGTTCCAGCGTAACCCCGCCCGCCTTCACAATCGCCTTCCCTCCCTTCGCCGCCAGCAGCAACCTTTGCTCCATCAGCTTAAACGGAGTACCTTGGAACATAAAGAAAGCCCGCGCGTAAGGATCTCTAACCCAACTCGGATTATGTACCCCTGATAGGAAGTTCGCTTTCAGTATAGAATCATACACCGCGAAAGCTGCTTGGCTTGGGGTCATGCCTTTCTTCGCAGCCATCTCCATTCCCATCAGGACAGTAGCTGTTCTATCAAAGGATTCTACAGCCCCGACGATAAAAGACCCTGTCTCATTCACCTTCCCCAGAATCTTATCAAACCGATTCAGTGGAGTATCAAACATATCCAGCTCCGCAATAGAGCTATTATACTTCCCCTGATTCGTCATAGCCCGGACAAGATCCACTGCGTCATTCTGCTTCAGCTTAATCCCACCGAATACCTTCGGCCAGCGTTCCTGCAGCTCCATAACCTTTGCCCTGGCCATGACCCCCGGAGTTTTCACCACCGCCTTTGCCCATACGTCAGGTGGGAAGATAGCAAGGTTTCCTGTCTGCTTCATCAGATGCTTAAACCCAACAGACGGTGACGCAAACAACCTCCACAATACCTCCATCGAGTAATATCTATTCGCCCACTGCGCCATTCCAGAATGTGCTACTGGTTCCAGGGACTTATTAATCCCTGTCCATAGCTCATCCAGTTCCTTCGTCATAACTCCATTCTTCCGGAGTTCCTTAACATGCGCGTGCCAGCCGCCTTCTTGTCCCTTCTTCCAGAACTCCATACCTTGGATTCTTCTCTCTACATCCGGAACATACTTCGCGTACATATACTCTACATCCGGCATGAGCATTTTCGACCCAACATTCCTACTGTTCAGCCGCGCGAGATTAACAGCATTCTCCACATTCGGAGTCAACCCCGCAAACGCTTCCCGCAATTTCACAGTATTCGAGTCCGGGTGCAGTGCATGGTGTGCGTAAGGTCTATCTTTAATAACCTTCCCGCCAGCTTCAATTATCCGTGTTTCTGTGACCTTATTCAAATCCTTCAGCATAGAAACTGCTGACAGTTCATTCGGAGTCATCATCCCTTTCAACCAGGGGTAATGGATAAACTCTGCTGTATCCTCCAGTGCCAGTGCGATCCTCGCACTTGAATGCTCCTTCGCAGTCCCTTGCGCCAGCTTCGTCCACTCCGCTTCATACCCTGCAGTATCCGCTTTTAATCCATTCAGCTTCGCATGATGTTCTTTCAGCGACTTCGACAGTTCCGCATACACCTCCGGATCTTTCGCCTTATTCGTTTTCTTCAGATCATCCCCAAGTCTCGCAATCATACCCTCATGATATCCAGCTTCCGCCAGTGGGACTTCATATTTCTCCACCAATGGCTTCATAGCTTGCCGGACTTTCTCAGTAGAGTTCTTATACTCCGGAACCATAGCAAGGATTTCTTTCACTGCCTGCGAATGCATCTTAATGTTGTTGTGCATCGCAGTCATACGGGTAGCCAGCTCCACAAGTGGATTAGCTTCTGCTTTGTAAAACCTACCAGCAACAGCGGCCGGGGTCATTACAGTATTCCTGAAAAACGCAGGGATCTTCGAGGTTGTCTTTTCCAGTACATCCATGGTGGGTTTAACTGAAATCCCATCCATCCACTTTTCCACCCTTCCCAGAATCCTGCCCTTTTCCCCGACAAGGGAGCTATTCTTTAATACTGAAATAAGCTTACTCGCACTATCCCCAACAGCTTTCTTTGCAAGATCAACCCCTAACGCGGATACACTTCCAAGCACACTTGCATCAGCATCACTCGCATCCATTCCTACGAGGGCGACAGCGGAGAGCGGGACTGTGACTAGAGCTTTCTTTATGTAAGATCCTATCTCCGGATCTGCCGCGGAGGCGTCCATTAAAGCTGCATCAGCAGCCATTTTTTCTTCCTTTGATGCAAGGACACGGCTTAAAGCTCCACGTTTTTGTTTCTCTTTCGCTGCTTTAAACTTCGCTATTTGCTCTGGAGTTAAAGTCCTACCTGTAACAGCACCTACTTCCAGATTCGTGATCGTACTCTTCTCCGCACCCTTCTTCATCAGGTTACTTACATCCGTAGCAGCGATCCCTTCACTGACCGGAGTTTCAGCAGCCTTTAATGTAATAACTTCCGTAGTCTTCTTCCGAGTTACAACACCCTTCTTCGTAGCCGCTACAACCTCCGCATCCCTCTTAACCTCCGCCGCAGCATTCTTCCGTACCTTCCTCGCAGCGCTCTTCTTCGCAGCCTCCGGCACGGCTAAGGAGGAAGGAATCCCACTTTCCGCAGCAGCCTTAACCTCCTCCACCGCAGCGTTATCCAGCATCCGAAGCTTCTGCGTGAAGGGGACTTTATCGAGTCCGTATCCCCATACGTTGTCAGTTAAAGTTGCCGGGGCTTTATTCCCACTCTTCGCCAACCCAAGATTAATCTCCTTCAGCACATTTACAAGAACTGGATCAGGACCGAGCAAAGTCTCCGGAACCTTCGTAGCATTTATATGATGCGTGAAGAACTCCGTGATCTTTGTCAGTGAATCCGGAGACAAATCCGGAGGTCCTTTCTCTCCCAGAATAATCGTCGCTTTCCTCAGATTCCTATTCTGTTCATACGCAGTACGTATCGCAACCCTCGCCCGTAAGGGCAGCTGATCCGCTACAATATTCTCCACCGGTGCGGGGAGTGCGAGTCTAGCCCCCGTTCCTTCAAGCATTGGAGTATGTGCATGGAACTTTGGATCATGGATTGTAACAGAATATTCCCCCATCCAGCTATTCTCTGCAACTTCCTGCGGGGTGCCAGCGGATTTACGGATGGTAAGCGCGCGTTCTTGGACATCGGTTATAAGCAAAGGTTCCTTCGTTGGGAGACCTTCCACAACCTCCACAGCTACACGCTGTGTTCCAGGTGCAGGAAGTTGCTTCGGAATGAACGCGGAACCTGGAACTTCCGGGGAGTACCCTGCCTCTTTCTCGAATGAGGATATAGCCTCTGCTGCTTTCCGAGACCTTTCCGTCTCTGCCATACGGGAGATACCTTCCTTACTGAAGACGCTGTGTCCGCCTGGGATGTCAGGGTTATATTTCGACACTGCGTCTTCCAGAGTAAGTCTCCCAACCTCCTTCTTATTCAGTTGAATAAAGTTATCCACTTCTCCGACCGATACAGCTTTACTCCTCTCCAATCTCTTCAGCGATTTATTCCACTCCATCAAGGAACTAACAGTCCCAGTCTTCCCGAGCACTTCCGCAGCTGCTTCATTCCTCGCTTTCTCCAGCCCATATGTCTTCACAGCAGACATCATCGCCTTCGAACCACCCTTCACGACCTTGGACGCGACAACTCCCGCGCCAAGTCCAGCAACCATTTCCGCACCCAGGACTTTCAGCGGCTCATCTTCCCTCGCCTTCGCCCACTTACTCTGCCCAACCACTTCACTTGCAGCATCAAACACGGCGAAGTCAGCAGCTGTCATTAATGCGAGTCCGGCTGCTTTCGTGACAAACTTTCCAGCGCCTGGAGTCGGGAGTCCGAACAAACCCCTCCCAGCCAGCTTTGCCAGACCCTTCATCCCTAACCCTGCACCAGCTCTACCAACTCCTTCTATCGCAAGATTACCTGCCGCCGCTATTCCCAGGTTCGTAGCTATCCCTTTCGGGGTCAAGCCTTTGTAATACCTACTTACATCCGGCTGATTTTCCGCGTCGAACTTTTCTCTGAACTTATCATACCCAGGAAGATTCCCTGTCTCATCTCCGAGGATTGAAGTATCTTGTTTTAATTTATACTGGTATGCTGCTGGGAGTCGTTTCTGCAGAACCTTTTGATACACCAAGTCTGTCAGCCCTTCCCCTTTGATATCTCCCTTTAGTTTCTTTCCCTTCAGCTTACTCAGTACATCCGAGACCTGCGACCCGATACCAGCTAAAGGATTCTCTTCGGAGAAGGAGGCATCAACCTCCCTATGTCCTATGCTCCCACCAATTGGAGCCTTTGCTACCTTAACTTTTTCCGGGAGCAAGTCCTTCGTTCGCACAGCTATATCCCGCGACATCTTCTCCGTATCATTCAGATACGTATCCCGCGCCGTGTTCAGCTTCTGCGCAGCCTTAGCTTCCTTCTCCCTAGCAACCCTAAGGTTCTCGAAAAACGCAAGGTCGGAATTGAAATCAGATTCAGTACCCATGTGTTTCCTTATTTGTTAAGTTCTTCGTCGATAAGATCAGCGGGATCTTTCCCGGCGTCTTCGGAGGGTGCGGTCAATCCACCAAGTGTAGCGAGGTAACGTAGCTCCGCCATACGTTTACGGAGAGGGATAGCGGATGTTTCTTGATTCATGTTCTCAGTTTGTGAGGAAAGGTAGTTGTTGTAGTAGGAGGTTTTCGCGGTTTCATTCGCTATATCTGCGCCTTGCTTCTCTCTGAACAACCTCGCTTTCTCCCGCATCACATCTGTGAAGGTATTCAAAGCCGAGGCAGAACTACTCCCACCACTATTCCGCTGCGCTACCTGCGTCAGAAAAGTTCTGTTCGGTCCAAGGTCAGTACCTTGCGGCGGCTGTGAGGGGTCACGCATGAAATTCGCCTTAGCTTCCGGGGATACTCCATTCCCGAACTTTACAGACAGTCCACTTGAAGTTTCCATTGTAGGATTAGGATCTTTGGTAAGCTTCCCTTTTATATTAGAGATCCTATTCCCATCCTTGTCCACCTTAACAATATTCCCATCAGCTCCTATCCCAACCTTTTCCCCTGTACCTTCCAGCTTTATCCAATTCCTATCAGGGAATCCTCCATGACTCGGCATTCCAGCAGGTCCTTGTTTCTTCTGCTGTTTCAACTTACCATATGCTGCACCATATATAGCTGTTGCACCTTTTGCAGCTGCAATTTGCGGCACAGCTAATCCACTTACCAGTGTCTTTGCCATCTTGACTTCTGGAGCCATGAACTCTTTATATCTACTCTTAACCTTATCCAAAAACTCATTAGCCATATCATCCACCTTACGCGAAAGAGTTAACAGCAGAAGAAACAATACTATTCAAGGACGAAAGCGCTGCAGAAGCAGTTCTCGCAAACACATCTGCAGCGGAGGCGAGAGCTTGGATCTTCACATTATCCGCCTGTACCGCTATGGTCCGCCTGTGCTTATACACATCGACAGTTGAGTCCATATTTGCAAGACTGGATTTAAGAACTAAGTTATCTCTCTCAAGCCGGACCCTATAGAAATCCGCCGCAGCACTCATCATCTTCGCCTTAACATCTGTATTCAAAGAGGCAACTCTCGCAGCTGCGTCAGGAGCGGAAGCTATAGCTCGTACATAATCCGCTGCTGCATTCATCGCCATGTTTCTGGAATCTATAGCTTTCCCAACCGCGAACCGTACAGTTTCGATTTCAATCTTCAGTTGCTCAACAGCCTTATTTGTAGAACCTATTCCGTTATTCGCAGCATTTACAAAATCAATCTCTTCCATCTTCTTCAGCATGGAACCGGCGACGATAAAATGCCCTTTCGCGGCATACCCCACTGCAACTCCTGCTTTCAGCTTCCTTCCCTCTGCAGTTCTTCTATCCCTATCCCTCTGCCAGGCTTGATCCTCTATATTCGCATTTATCCCTGTCCCGCCATTTGTTATCGTATTAACCAGCCAAGTCGTAGCCTCGTCAAACGCATCGTTAGATAAAGGGTAATATGTAGTGAAGAAGTTTGCAAGCTGATTCGAAAGGAGTGCGATTAATTTCTCCAACTGTGCTTCATACGTTAGAGTGGAATCAGCAGCGTCAGGGATATCAGGTTCCGTTGCTGTTACCTGGAATCCAGTAGTGGTCGATGGGGGAGCTATGTAAAACCCTATCGACTCATTGATTAAAGAATCCGCTGCATCCTGCGCTTGCTCAGTACTATTAGTCGCAGTAGCAATAGCGTTGGAAATTATATTTTCTATATACGCTTCACTCGACATTACTTAATCCTTCTTGAAATAGTATAGAGTATAAAGGTAATGTCAGAGACATCAAAGTCACTACCTTCGGAGTTAACAAGGGTTAAGTTCCAGTATGTTCCTAGCTTACGCTGGGAAACAGGAACCTTATGTGTTGCAAGGGTTGTGCTAGTTTCTTGAATCTGGTAGATGTTCTCAACTCCATCCGTGTCTATTTTTATGAAAATATCTCCGTCAGAAGAACAGCCAATATAGATACCTCTGGATTTTTTACTAAAGTAGGAACCATACATCGACTTCCCGATTTCAATACAGGAATCTATATCCACCCCGGCGTCATCGGCTCCTTCCAGCTTATAAATCCCATCATCAGCAATTCCAAAATATTCTCCATCCTTTTCAAGAAAGGAGTTAAATCCATAATTATCATACTGCCAACTAGCTCCAGATCCCATCTCAACAACCCATACTCTGGCTGTATCATCAAGTGCTGGCGTACCATCAATAGCAGCGAATACTTCAAAATTAGCGACCATTGGATTACTGAATTGAGCAATGAAACTACCGATTACGGTATACTCAACACTGATAGTCATGGAATTGATCATCCACGCTATCATCTCCCGGCTGGCCGAGTACGAATCAACGAATACACCGGCAGAGTTGAATAGAAAAATATGTTCCTGGACCGGACTATACGTGTTGATGAGGGACATCCTGTTGAAGAACTGTACTTCGCCGGGAGAGAAGTCTACACTACCTATTGACTTTAAGGCAGGAAGGGTGGCAGATAATTCTCCGCCGTCAGTACTTTCCCACGCCTTACCTTGCAGCGGAGAAAATTCGCTGTCATGTTCTCCGATACCGACCGAGATGCCAGTGGCGTAGGTGGTTAGAGCAGGGAGAATGCTGAATGCTACCTGTGGCTCAGCAGGTACATAAAACCCTCCAGATGCTTCCGTGATCAGACCGGGGAGCATGGCGCCGCAATACCCATACCCTGAGTTGTTTACCTCATAAGCCGCGCCGCCAAGGGCAGGAAGGTCAACATTGACATAAGCAATTTCAGGATTGGTCAGTAGATACCCTTTCCCGTTGAAAGAAACTGAACCAAGCGATATGTTCTTCCCAACACGCAGCGACCCCTCACCTTCAAAGAGTACCGCATAATCCCTGATAAATAAGTACCCGGTTCCAAGCATTACACGCTCCCGTATTGGACTGTTCCGTTCGCAAATTCAGCCGATAACACTTTGTCTCCGCTGGAATAGAGATACCCGTAAACGTACAAAGGGATAAATGGCGGAAATAAATTTTCAAGATTACTTGTATAAACCAGAGTTTCCTTTTCAGTTGTGACGACATAGACAATCGAATTGTCCGCTTGCCGGTATATTTTCACTTCCGATAACAGGCTGTGCTCCGCTCTGATTTCATCTACCACAACACCATTTTCATGAGCTTTAATCCCGGTCCTGTCGATGATCAGAGAATATTGGAAGGCAGAGATACTCTGTCCTTCCATGCCCTCCCTGCCTATGGCAATACACGCACCCATTACCCCATCCATGAGAGTGCAGACAATGTATCCACCAACCGGTATAGGCTCAATGCTTCTTGCCCAGGTGTTCCAGCCAAGATTCAGAATTTCTTTTATCTGAATATCGCTTGTCTGCTCATTATGGTAATATTCCGTAGTTGATCCTGGAATATTTACGACAACGGTAGTTGGCGACGGCGGAGTTGTGCCACTCGGCAAGGATATCGGAGGAAGAAGCGGCGGTTTTGAAGGATCATATCCGCCGTCTTGAGTAAAATCATCTCCTGCGCCTGGCATTGACTGTCTCCTTAATATATTCCAAACATCGGATTATAATTCGCATACGTCACTTGATATGACATTTGAAACGATCCGGACACCATGCCGGTGCCCCAGCCGCAACAGTTCACTGGATCGTTGGGACAATTCCACACTCCGATAGATTTCTGGTGTCCTATAGTCGAGAACGGCAAAAAGTAACCCTTGATTTTACCGATATAAAGAGATGGCGGATTCGCTGGATTGAAACCCATCATCTTGAAAATGCTCGCCCTAAAATCATTCGTCATCCAGACAGCCAAAAAAGTTTGATCTGGGAAAACATATATCGGTACTCCGAACTGCGGAAACGAATAAGTTATCCAACCATCATCTCCTATTTTTTTATCAAGTCCATCCGTCTTTTTCGGTATTGCAGCGGAAATCAGGCCAAACATTTTCCGTATCTCGCCGGGACCGTATAGGGCAAGCTGCGCCTCCGTGATCTCCTCTGCAGTCGCCAGCACCCAACTCGATGGAACATCAAGGGCCGGCACTGTCGAACTGCTGGCATCAACAGTAGTAATAATTGTAACGGGAGGTTTGTCGACATTCGCAGAACCAGCGCCGCCAACTTTAATCCTCTCCATCCGGAAATCTTTTGCAAGAACGCTCATGGCATACCTATTTCATAAAGGTTGTAAGGGCCGACTGGAGTCTGCGGAGAAACAGGAGGCTGGGACAGAAACGATTCCAGATTATCCACCTCAATACCATTTCCATAAAGACAAGTATTCCAGGAGTTTTTTTCTTCACCGTTTACTGGAAGTCGACCCATCCTGACCCATTGCCCGGTTGATCCGGGAATCCATCTAAGCATTCCGAAATAAAACTTATCCTCTGATTTTATTACGCCGATCAACATTATCTCCAAAGGAGAAACCTTTACAGGCCTGCAATAAACGAGAGTATCACCGTCTTTGGTATGCGGCAAAGCAGCCCATGAGAGAAAAGGTGAACCGTGGTAGACAGTAGTTATCGAATTACCGATGTCATTGCAGACGCACAAATACAAGGGCTCGTCGGCAAACATCCCGGCGTAGATTATCTCCGGCCGCACTCCATCGGCAGTTTCCGGAACAACAAGATCCGCTGCAAACAGTCCTGTCGAGGTGAACTTCACTGCACCATACTTTCGAGTCCAGGTATAGATGTTTCCATCGTGGCACCTGAACATGAACGTGTCGTAAGGCACCTTGAAATTATGATTGGCAGGAGGAACAAAACTCAATTGTTCCAGCATTCTTCTTGCATTGCTGTATGATACGGGCGGCCCAAGGATATCTATCGTTGCAAGATCAGCCAGCAGCCCAATAAACTGCCCCGAGTGAACCAGGTGCGAAGTATTCCCCACCATGAATACAAAAAACAGCTTCCAGTGTTCATGGTCCGGATTTGCCGAGAACCAATCCCTCAACTCAGGGTATTGCGTCCCGCCCCAATACATTCCTGTATCGGAAGCATCGACTACATAGAGGGTTGTTCTGACCTCTGATTCCTCGAAAGCAAATATCCCCATCGGCCCGGACATTACAGGGAAAGAAAGAAGCAGAGGACGCAATCCGCTTGGCAAAACTCCAGCCGGAATGATCTCTTCCAGCAGTGTGTATCCGGCGGTGAGTCCAGTGATACTGCCATCAACCGGCGCTAGACTGCCGTCTGGTAGCGAGTAGTCCCTGGCAACCACTACCTTTCCCCCGTAAGTATCAGGTGATCCGTTGAAAAACGATGTGAATCTGGTTTTGGATAACTGCTGAATGAATCGCCAAGGGGCATTATAAAGGTTCTCGATCTGCAGGTCTATTCCGATTCTCCCACCGAGATTGCTGCAATCTCCTGCATAATACGACAGCACAAATTCAGAGATGTATTTCGGACGGTCGGCGATCCCATTGCCGTTGAAGTCGATGAACACCTGATCGGACATCACAACCCACATGGCCTCGGCGCTCTTGAACGGCAACACTGCCGGCTGGCATGGCCAATCCGAGACATATACGGTTTCCCCGGTTATCTCTCCATCGACAGTGCCATATGGGGATTGATAAACGGCAGGTTTGAATTTTATGATCTCATTACCGTCTTCGACCATCTCTTCTTCGCTGGAGGCGTTAAAGAGTTTCTGAACCTTCACCCCGGCTCCACCAAAATAATAGACGGTGTGAAGATATGCCGCGTGATCAAAAGCACCAAGCCAGTGATCGGCTACCATAATCTTTATTCCTGCACTGTTGGAACAGGTAACAATCGCACCGACAGGAGCGGTTATTCTCCCCCCGCCCTCTCCGTCAATCTGCCTGACTCGTATCACGAACCCATCGAATTTGACAGCGGCAGCGGGAATATCCATCTCAATTATGGAGGCGAGTTTTTTCCTCGCAAACCACTTGCGCTTGAGACTTCTATCGCCGTCGCAGACTATCATAATATTTCCGTCTGTCCGTGGAAGTTCTGCCAAAACTCTGTTACAGGTGGTGGTTCTTCCCCGGCGATATAATGAGCTACTGCTGTGCCAAGAATGTTATCGTTGCCAAGAATAAATAAATTATCCGCTCCGCTATCTAAAAATATCGCGCTTTCGGTCAGACTATTTTCTCCTTCCAAATCATCCCATACGTATCCATCGTCTGTATAACTCGACAGATCCCACGGGGTGGAAAGAGTCAGTTTTTTAATACCTACGGTTCCCTCAAGCAAAACATAAAAAGCAGTTCCATCGTCAGAAATCCTGCCGGACAGCACCCTGTTATAGTCGAAGACATCATAATTTATGGCCGAAACCTGTACGGCAGTTGATATTATTCCAGGTACTGAAAGATTATACTGCGCGATGGCTTCGGGATAACCAATAGAGCTGTATTTACAGCAATACATCTTACTGAAATCCGCATTGAACACGACTGAACGTATTTCCTGCGTATTCGAAAGCGTGGTCTTGTCTACAAAAGACGCACCGGCAACTGAAAAAAGCGTAGTCGCTTCGTACAGTGACAATCCATACTTATCAGCAGAATTATACCCAGCCACAAGAAAACCAGATCCATCAGGGAAAAATATAATATCCTGAGGCGGATTGGCATTCGCCCAAACCTCAAGTGCTGCAGTAATCGTCAAGGACGCAATGTTCCACGGCGTTGACAAGGCGCATTCAATGACAGAAGGATTTCCGGATGAATTTTTCCCGCAATAGAACAACTTTGATCCATCAGCAAGGATGTTCAATCCAAGGGGCGAAGACGTATTATTGTCTAGTTCCTTCGTACTCGAATAAACGAATGCCATTATTCAGCAGGCTCCCCGATGTAGAACGCGTTCATTTCCTGTTTTTCGCCAATTGACTTGAACCTGTTACTGACGATGAAATCCGCGCCAATCACTCCGATTGTACCTTGCAATCTTGGCTCGGTATCACTTGCTCCTCCAGTATCTGCGGTAGCTGATATCCGGTAAAAAGAAAAATACCCGGACGCCAGCATCGTTCCCCACCATGATTCTGCGGGGTCTTTCGCTAGAACTCCGTTCACTGGAACAGTCGCCATATTCACACCAGTACCATCGCCGCCTGCTGAAATGATGCACAAAAGAGTAGCAGCACCAATCGATGCTTCAGGGGTAGCCGGGATAAGTGCATCAGCCGCCGCCTCGCTTGTAGGAGAACCATAGCAGCGAATCACATTGCCGTTGATTGCTTCTGCAGCGGCCAGCACCATTAGATCACGAACAGAATATGCTATCTTCATTTCACAACTCCTTAATCCAAAGCGGCAACAACTTCGCCAATTTCAAAGGTTAAAACTCCGTTTGCGACCAAGGCTCTCGGGACCGCCAAAGCTGCTTTGAACTTACACGACCCTGCCGTAGCAGCAGTCCAGATACTAGCATGCGTAACTGTGTATCCTGCAGAAGCAGCGTCAACAGTCCAAGATACTGCTGAATCGTTCAGCTTTTGTTTCAGGGCTGCAGGACCGGCAAAGGTGAATCCCTGTCGAACGTAATCCGCATCCGCTGCGACAAGAACCTCATTCTCATCCCCATCTTCACCTGGATCTCCGGTGTGCAGCGCAAGGTAATATGTGGTGCCAGTAACGAACCTAGCATCAAGTACGGCATTTGCTTCTGCTACTGTAAAAGCGCCCATTCCGTTGACTCCTTATAACGTATTGAGGGTAAAATCAGCCGGAACCTTCAAACTCTCTCCAGCATCAATTACCTTCGGGGAAGGAAGAATGATCGAAGAAACGAGTAGGCCGGTATTATTCCCCTTGGTTGGGTTGGTGGTGAGGAAAATTCCTCTGACTGTAGCACCGGCAGGAAACTCAAAAATATTCGGAGCTGCGACGGTATCCATCTCCCCATCTGCTACAGCAGAAAGAGTAAGAGCCAGTCTGGTATCTCCTGTGTAACTGGTAAGTTCCTCGCAGTCAGCCATGAGTGTGATCATTGTATCAGCGGCAAGAGGAATCCTCGCTGCACCGTAGGCACCGAGATACCAGTTCGTGAATTGCGAAGCTCCTTTGAATGCTGCGCCAATTATGTAGTTTCTGCCCAGAGTGTGGATGATATTTTCCACGTACTCAATGCTCTTAGTCCTGCCATCAACCCCAACATGCTCAATGGTGTAGATGAACCCTGTTTTCTTAAATTTCATTCTCAAGCTCCTCGCCGTGCTACTTCGGCATCTATCCAACTTTTTGCCGCCAGCGGAGACGCTGTAGGCTGTTTTATACAGACGATGAACTGCCGTAGACCGTTTTGTTCTTTGATAAGTGATGCACCGGAAGTTCCCGAATCTGGTGCGACGTTTTCTTCTACTATGTTTTTAACCTCGCCACCTGGGGAACCTATGCACATCCCACGTTGGGATTGCCAGCATACGTTGTCAGAGTTGGGGACGTTACTCCCAGTTCCGAAGATACCACCGTAGGAGAATTTGGAACTAATGTTAAAACCTTCCTCCACATCTCCAGCATGGAACTCAGTTGTGTTGGAGTATGCAAAGAATATCCCACCTTTCACAGGCTCCATTATATCCACGATGGCAGAGAACTGTAGGAAGTTTGCTCCGCGTCTGAAATGGTCTAACTCTAAAGGATCGGAGTAAAAGACTCTTCCGTAAGAATCTGCTACAAAAGCTCTACCGTTGTGGAATCGGATAATACGCCCAGCTGGCGCCGGGGATACGAAAGTATGTTCGAGTATGTTACCTCCATCATACCGTCCGGAGGTTATAGTATAATCAAGAGTTCCGGGGGTTAGATCTGCGATGTGGTATAGCTCACTCCCATTCGGGGTGGAGAGATATAGGCGAACGTATGAAACCTGCGGATCAATTGGAGTAGGAAGGTTCGCAAAGACAATCCCAGTATTATCCGGTAAATCTACAACAACAATCTCAGACGCACCGGATTCAACTCCATCCGCATCAACATAGCAGATTGCAGCGAGATACTGTCCTCCGCCGTAGGTTCCACTTACACCATAGATTACAGGAGAACTTGGAACCTGCATACCCCAGTTTCGAGCTATGTCGTTTTCAATTTTCAGGCTTACAATTCCATCGCTGAAATATACTACACCATTCAGGTAATTCCAAGCGTATTCAGTTCCGTTTATTCCAGTATATATTGTCGAGGCTGTTGTTCCAAGGAATTTCTTTATGTATCCTTTTTCTATAAAGTAACTTCCAGCAGGGCAGGAGAATCCTCCCTTCGGTTTCAATGCAGAATATACTTTCGTTTCCCCGCCTCGCCGTGAAACCTTCCCGCCCTTAACATCAGCATTGACTATATTCCTGACGAATCCCTTCGGTACTGCGTGGTCGGGAGTTATGTTATTCATCCCAAGGAAGGGACCGAGTTTGATATCCTCCATCACACACTCCACACACTGCGAACCATCCCACGGCGGCGGGAAGCAAGGTATTCTTTAAGTTTCTGGAGACCTTTGGTGTACTGGTATTCGTAAGCTTTTGTTTGTGTTTTTTGCTGAAGTTCCATCTCATGTTCTATCTTATCCCAAAGGTACGCTGCACAGTATGGGATGATGGTTTCCCTGTGTAGATGCGGGGGAATGCAGGATGGGATGTCAGTTGTCTCTTCTAAGAGATCAGGGTTTTTATACAGAAGCAAGGTCGCGGGGAGTTCTTCAATTAACTTCCGCGCATACCATAGAGTAGAGTTCTCATACACTATAGCTTCCACATCCCCGGTAATTGTCAGGTCGGGGTATTTTTCTAAAAAGGCTTCGAGACTGTTTTCAGGGTATATTAAAGAACCATTTACTGCTGCGAAAAGAAGTTTTGTGGAGTCTACGGATGTTAAGGAGATGGAGGTTTCGTTAGCCTCCAAGGTGACCGATGTGATACTCTTCAATGCCGGGAGAATAACCCCCGGCTCATTCGCTATTGCCGCAACTGCATCATTAACAAGGCCAGGAATAAGTTCATCAAGTTCCGTGGTACTTGAGGTAACGGCTATGCTGACTTCATCCTGGAGTTCTTGATAGTTCATTTCCTGACCTTGTTAAGATGGTTAAGTTAGATTCGTGAAATTTTCACGAAATCAACTGTAAGACGGGAGGGCAGTGATTCGCAGATGTACTCGGAAACGACCGGTAGCTGCGGTTGCGATAGTAGCGATGATAACCGGGACAGTGGAGGCCGCACCAACAAGGACGATGGGAGCTTGGTCGTCAATGTTGAAGATGGTTCCAGTGGTCTCATCACCATTATCAGTATCCCACAGAGACGTGGCACTGGTGGTGGTCAGGGTTCCAGATTCGGCAGTGGTGTCAAGCGGGAGGGAACCGTGTCCGATAGTTACTGTGCCCGCATCCAAGTCCGTCAGTACATCCAGCGCACATTTGTCGATAATATAGGTCTCATTCGCTTTCGGGAAACTGAAGAGAACCGTGGTCCCGGCGCCTACATCTGCAATGTTAATCTCCGCAGAGGTAATCCATACAGTCCGTCCCTGGATGTTATCCCGTACATCATTTCTTCGTCGATCTTTAAAGGCCATTTTCTACCTCGCTTTAGTTTTTGACCTGGGCGTATTTAACAAATACTTGGAGAGTACCTGCAGTTCCGCCATTGTCATTGGTTGTTATAGTGATGTTGCCAGGATGAGTGAAGTACTTCCCGCCGGACCCAGGGACTTTCCCTTGGAACGAGGAGACCATACCTACTTCGCCTGGAAGCGCGGTTTCAGAGGTCATGAAATAGTCAGTTACGGCTACCTCCTTATTCCCTGTGAAACCAACTTTAAGGGTTGAGCCTGCCGCAGTAAAGGCTACGGATTTGTAGACCTTCACTTCTTCCACCAGTGTATTGGCGGGGATCGGGCAGACGACATGTGTACCATCGGCCGGGGCTACCTTGATGGAAGCCCTGACCCATAGTACATCAGACTGCTTTCTGGCTTTTAGATCTGCCATTTTAAACCTCCTTAAGAACCGAGGCGAGTGGCGTAGGACAGACCGACAATCTTACCATAGTCTTCGCCAGTGCTGTCGGCGTTGGAACCAGTTACAAAACGGGTGGCCTTGACACCGAGGATACCTCCGCCACGGATCATGACGTAGCGTTCGGCGTCACGGGTGTAAGGGACGAATGCCATAGTAGTGGATTTGGATTCACCTGCCCCACCCCAGGCGATACATGCTGCTTGCGCGCCGAGAAGAACGTTACGGTATTCACCAGTGGTGGTGGACCGGATACGCTCGGACTTGGATACCAGCATTCCGTTGTATTCAAACTCGACGTTGGGGACTCCGAGTTTCTGGGCGGAACGGAGCATATCACCCCAGGCGCCGGCGTTTACATCTGCGCGGAGACGGTCGAAAACGAAGTTGTGGAGAATAACACGGTACATCTTCTTGCCGTTGACCATGATTGGACGGATTCTGTATCCGGTGGATTCGGAGACCGGGACTTCCGCCTGCTGCTTCATGCGATCGAGGAAACCAAGACCTGCCTCGTGAGAAGAATCGAGGGCAGTTGCAGTGCCATCATTGCAGACGATGATGTGGTTCGTGTCGGGCTCGAGTGGAGCCTGCGCGAATACCTTTCCGGCGATCTTGTAGGTGGAATCCCCGCACAGGTGCGCGAAGATCTGGTCGGATAAGATATCACTCCAACGATACTGCAAGCCATCTTTCCCTTCCTGCATCAGGTCGTAGGGAATCCGCTGCTCATCCATCTTTCCGCCAGTATCAACGGCGAGGTTGAGTTCTTCAATGGTCATTTTGAAGTTACGGAAACGGAGCTTCTCCTCATTCCCTTCAACAGTATCGTCACCGACAATACCTTCCTGGGTCAGCGGGAGACGGATACCGAAAGTGATTTGATCCCCTTCCCCCTTCGCGAGCTCAGTACGCATCTGAATGATGGAGTCTGCGCTGGAACCGATCAGCTCATTCCCTTCAATATTCTTCAGAACGAGCGGGAAAAGATCCTTCGCCCATTTCTTCCGAGTCAACGGGTCATTTGTTAAAAATACAGGTTTAGCCATTTAACCTTCCTCCCTATTGGAGTTCATTCCGCATGTAGCGGTCATAGATTTCTTTTGGAACTGTGTGAAGTTCATCCTCAGGTAATGCGTCGATCTTTGCTGCTGTCCAACCGTCACGATGGGAGCCAGCCCCGCCGGGAACCTGGGAAAGGCTCGGGGGAGGTTTGGGTGTGTCCTTCTGAGGTTGGGATGTTGCAGGTGCTGGAGCCGGGGTAGCGTACTTCGGATGATTCTCCTTCAAGGTGTCGTATACGAACTTATATGGGTTTGGTAAACTCCATATATCCTTCGTCACAGACTGGATCGCATCAGTAAGTCTTCCTCCATTCTCCTGTACAGAGGCTCGAGCTATTGCATCCACTACCAGGTTGAAATTTTCCTGCGAGCAGACCTCCTCGAAGTCACTATACATTGGGTTTACTTTCATCGTCTCTTGCAGTACGGAAAGTAGCTCAATCCTTTCTGGGGAAATGAAACCGCTTTCTTCTGTCTCTAAGCCCGCAAGGGTCTCCTCGTCAATAGCTCCAGATTCGGTTAAGGCTTTGGTTAACCCATTGGATTGTCCACGGAGTTGTTTCAATTCCTCGGCTTGTTCCTGCAATTGTTGACGGAGAAAGGCAACCGTGTCAGCCTGATTTTCGGAAGCAGGTGGAGCTACGGGTGTGACTGGCGGCTCCACTTCCGACGCAGGTGGTTCTACTATAGGTTCCGGCGGTGGATCTGCCGGAGGTGTTTCGGGTGGTACGGGTTCAGGATTGTTGATGTCCACCACTTCTTCCGTGGTATCCTGCTCCTCAAAAAAGTCCTCAATTCCTGCCATGTTATTCTCCTCCAGATTTAGGTTTAGCTTTGGCTGCTGTCTCCTTAGCAGCTACCTCGCGCTCTTTGAGTTCGAGTTCTTTTGCTTTAAAGAGGTTTTCCTGTTTCTGTTGTTCCTGCTGTGCTTGCTGTATCATGGCCTGGTTTTCCCGAACCTTAACCTGCGCGGTGTATGGAAGATTCGCGTATTCAAGGAGTAGGTCAACCGGGATAGAGCCTGGGTTATTCTGTGCGAACTGGGTTAAGATCTCCGCTACTGCAAGGCGGGTGGCCTTTGTTACTATATCCTCGTCAATGATGATGTCGAACTGTGCGGAGGTGATGTCATTCCACCCCTCGCTTTGAGGGTTCATTTGGGAGTTTATTTGAAGGAGTTCGTAGCCTGTTTGTCCCTTGATTCGTACAACCATGGGTTCAGTGACGAACTGCTGGATGTTGGAGACAAGGATCTTCATGCAGTTGTATTTGAACTCTTTCAAGTTGCTGAAGAGGGTGTACAGAACTGCCACGGAAGCGTCATTCCGCATACGAGCTGTAATCCCAGGTTCCCTTGTGGAGGTCTGAATCCCTAGTAAGGCATCCTGAATCCCAGAAGAATCCTTCATAGACTGCTGGAACATCTGGTCGAGTTGGAGGTATATTTGAGAAATTTGCGGTTGGGTTACAAACTTAACCTTCTCCAGCCCACCTTTCGAAACCTCCATGTGATATCCAGGTTTGGAGGAATTCTGTTCATAATCTTCTATATCCAGGACCGCTCCCGCCTCATGAATCATTATACCTTTATGGATCTGCTGCAGGAGGAATACAAGCTGTCTCCTGGTTGTATTCAATCCCCGCTGCGGATCTTTCATGGAGTACACAACTGACTGCGGAGCGTTATTCTCCTCATCATGGTATGCTTCCAGGTATACATAAGGAAACATGTTGTGTTTATAAACGCTGCGTCCGACTTCGAGGATTTTGTCAGCTGTAAAGATAGCGTAATAGATTACTTTAACAAGTCTTTTTGTAAAAGGAACCTTGTCTTTCTGTAACAGGTCTCCGTTCGGGAGTTGAATCCCGCGCTTCACAGAGGCGGTGAATTCCTTAAACTCTTCCTCGAAAAGCTCCTCCGGTTGTCCGGAGAATGGGTTCACAATGGAGTATTTCTGTTCATACTTCCTAAACCAAGCCTCTACAATACGATACTTTTCCCGAGCTTGATTAAAGAATGTGGGAGTGTAGGAAGTTGTGGAATGTACTGCATTGATGGAGGTATGCATGACATTCCCGGCTGCATCTCGCGCAAACTTATACTCCGGCCACGCAGCTTCAATGTCATCTGCGTCCATCCACTTATCCCGAAAGATAAACCTTGCGTCAGACTTATCGAACTCGATAGAATCCGTATCGCAGTGCATATCGCGGCCGGGAATACGCTGGGACTTTATAATAGCAGGATCTTCTTGATCCACCCAGAAGTGTAACCAACTCGCCCCGCTTTTAACAGCATGTTCGAAACAAGAGTTTTCCTTCCAACTCTGCCGCATCTTTTCACGGAAGAACTCCACTGTCCCAGTCATAAGCTCTACAAGAGCGGAATCTTCATTGGTCCGGGGGAAGAGAGTAACAGAACCCTCAAGCTGATTCCCCATCCCAACCAGCATGTCAATCTTCGGCTTTACCTCGTTGTATGTGGTGGTCGGGCGTTTTTGACGTTCCAACTCCATTTTAACTTCAGGAGTGTCTTGGTTCCCCGCGTAGAACTGGTAATCCTCCCTGGCATTATCGTTGTAGGTGGTTTCGGAGGTGGACTTTTCACAGTCCCCGAGCCACTTTGTTAACTTCTGGAGTAAGGCATCTTTCTCTTCGGGTGTTGTATACATTACTGTGCCATCCAGATTTGGGAGTTTTTAGTGGGACCACCAGGGTAGAACTGTTCTTTCTTTCTTTTCATCCTATCCTTTGCTCTCTTACTCCCCCAAAGGCGATAGGAGGTGGAGTAGAGCGCCTCGGATACACCGAGAGCATCTGCTATGTTCGGGGACTTGACCCCGCGAGTTCGCATTTGGAGTTTAGATTCTATAACAATAGCTCCGTTAGCATCAAAAGAATACATAACAGAAGAGAGTTCGTTGGCAAGTCGCTGACCATAGGATTCTTGCTCCCCTGGGACTAGGAGGTCGGGGAAGGAGTAGGCTGCACGCATACATTTGTCTCGCATCATTCCCCAGATTTCATCGCGGAGTCGGTGGAACTGAGCCTTGTCATTGGCTGCGGCGGATACGGTTACTCCAACTAGGCCGGGGAGATTGCGTCGGGTGAGTATGTCGTAGACTCCGCCCCCGATTCCTACCTCGTCTATAGCAACACCTTCCGCTTCAAGATCAAGATACGCATTCGCTACGAATCCTGCGACATTGACTGTATCCATTCCTTGGTATTCATCCCAGACTCGGATGTTGTTACCTTTCCTTGGGAGAACAATTGAAGAATCATCTCCGAATCTTGCAACATCGACTCCAAGATAGAGTGGGTCAAACTCATTCTCTCCAATGTCGTTGCCAATACACTGCTGAGCCCACGCAAGTGGGATGTATGTACTCTCATCAACAAGAGGAGGTTCTCCAAGGACACGGATTCGGTAGACGTTGGATTCTTTTCCATACTTCTCCTCCATGTATTTCGGGTAGTCGGGTTTGACGTTACTGGATTTGTCGGACCGCCAGTGGAGTTTCTTCCAAGCCTTGGATATGGATGGGTGGAAGTGGGAATCGTAGAAGTACCCACTGGCCTTTGTCATGTTCCCGATTAGGAGGATTCGGTTGTTCTCCTGGGTTAGTGCGCCTTCCAGGGGAATATAGACTGGATCAGGTACACCTGAAGCCTCGTCAACAACAAAAAGAAGATTATCCCCATGGAAACCAGCAAGAGTCTCTGCCTGGTCTTCTTTGGTAGCCTTGACGGAGGCAGAAACGGCGCGGCACCACCACTCTTTTGGATTGGAGACATGGAATATTTTATCCTTCTGGGCTGTAAATTCTTCGATGAGGAGTTCACTTTGCCGAGTCCATTTGGAAAGTTCGCTCCATAGAATGTCGGATAACTGCCTCGCAGTCGGGGCGGTACATACAACCTTTGCATTACGGTGGACAGTAAGAAACCAGAGGATGGCCCAGGAAGCAGAAGCGTCTTTACCAGTCCCGTGTCCGGATCTAATCGTGATTCGCTTTATGGAGGTGTCCCCGAGAGCTTGGAGGAGTTCCACCTGCTGCTCAGAAGGACGGACCTTGAGACACTCAGTTGCGAATATAAGAGGGGAATGTTTCCACTCTCGGAGTTTAGAAACGGCCGGGGAGAGGGACAATTACATATCTCCAAGGATAGCTTCTTGTTTCTTCTTTCTGTTAAGAAGAGTCCCGGCGAGAAGGGAGGCATTGACTGGATTCTTCTTTACAAGTTCCTTGTCCTCAGCCTCTTTCTGTTTCTTCTTCAGGAGAGAAGCCGGGATAGACATTAAGTTAGTCATTACTTCCTTCCTTTCTTCGCACGTTCATATTTAGAGTACGTGGTATAGATCTCATCAAGTGTCCTAAGTTTCGGCATTTTGAAACTCGGATCAGACTCCTGAATCGTTCCCTCCATACCAAGTTTCTTCTTTTTCTTCACAGCATTTTGCGGTGGTGTCATTATGTTTGCCATGGGTTACTGTAACCTCGGGATGTATGTTTCTTCCTTTTCCTGTTCAATGACAGGTTCAGGGTTGGAGTTCAGAGTGATAGCAATTTCCTGTTTCTCAAGCTCAACAAGGTACCCGACGAGGCCTTTGATTTCTGTCGGATTCCCGGTCATTACGAGTTCCTTGTCCTTCAGGATCTTGAAGGCCTGGACAAGGACATTCAGTGGGGCCTCGGCGATTTTCTCCGGGGTTATGGCTTCGAGAATCGCGTGTTGGAGTTCTGTAAGGCGAAGGTTCTGAAGCTGTCTGTACTGTAAAAGAACTCCTTGCTCCTGCTGAAGAGCGGCGATACGCTGACGAATAGTGGGCGGAGTCGTACCCATGGTCTTAGCGATTTCCGGAGGAGAAAAGCCGCGTTCAAGCAGGGCAAGGAGTTCAGCTTTGTCGAGGTCGATGGACATGGTGTTACTCGTTTATTCTACAGGGATCAGGGTTTTTGTCGAAACGTACAGCTTTAATTGTGTCCTGACCTTTTAAAATTGCTTTCATTATTCTATGCCTACCGTCCATTATCTCTCCATCCTCGTCAAGGATGATAGGGTAACGGAGATCGGCTTTGTTAACTGCTTGGATGTGCGCAACAAGCTCACGAAGAGTTATCTCGTATTTGGTGTAGATATTTAGACAGTTAAGCGGCGCATCGAATACTGGTAAGTTGCGGGATAAGGTTACGAGCCTCGCGACAGACCACTGATGTTTACCGATGTTACAGACTTGGGTTTCGAAGGGAGCGAAAGGTTCTATGTTCATGACTCGTCCGCAAAATGTTCTACTTGTTGAGTATTTAACCACTGTGCAGTATTCATAAGAATCATACGAACTTCGTCTGAGTAACCAAATCGCTGTTGATTGATCTCAATACTTTTAAAAATGTCGCCATCCACATGTCGAAGAGAAGCGGCTTTCCAGTCACAAAGCATCTCGAACAAGTCAACAAGAGTCATCCGCTCAAGTGGTGACTGGATACATGGACCAGTGAAATATTCTGGATGATGTGAATTATTTGCATAATGATGATCGAGTGCAACTTGCATCCCTTGAAGGAATCCTTTATACTCCTCAGATCCATATGTACAGTTTCGTAGTTTTGCAGTGTACTCTGCAAATACTTCTACCTCTGGAACTTGTAGTTTACTTTGATCGTGACATTCTCCTCGACGCAGTAATTCACGAATTACACTATTAAGGAAATTTCGAACTGTTTCTATATGTCGAGCTGTTTTAAATTTACTTTCGAACATGTTCTATCCTTAGTTAAGAGGTTCTTTATCATCACAAACTCAGGCTAACATATATTCTCCAACCTGACAATAATAAAACTGCACAGCACGTAAGATACTGGAAAGAGTGCCCTCCCCGAATTTGGAGTAGGGTGGGCGGGTGGGAAGATCCTACACAGAACACAAGGATTATTTACACAGCTCCAGCAGACATTTGAGGGAGTTTCATTCGTGAAATTTTCACGATTCTTTCTGACTCTTTGCGGAGGGCAGCCCCACAGGGTAGGCATAATGCTACTGCTATTATTTGGATATAGGGCAGCGTTGCGCGGCAGGCATAATGCCCGTGCTAACAGCGGTAATCACGCGAAGGACAGTGCCCGTGGCGAAGGCCCGCGCTATTTCCAGTACCACTAACGCAGGGCCGTAGTGAAGGCATAATGCCCATGCTAACAAGTACCTAGCGGCGGGTGCATGATCCTACTCCTCCAACTATCCTTCCCAGTAGGACCTCTAAAGTCAAGTTGTGAATCGTGAAGCACCTGTCTATTCCGTCAAGGACGGGTGGCCTGGGGCTCGGTGGGGGGGGGTCTGGAGATTCATGCGGATGGTGGGATCTGTGAAGGGAAATGAAGCGCAGTTTGCACCTTGACATTTTGCGGGGATGTGGTACATTGTAATCATGAATAACGGATGTGGGAATAAACCAATAATAAATTTTAAGGTGGAAACAATGAAAAGAATAACGATGAAAGAAGTTGATACATATGTCTGCAAATGCGGAAATAATATCGATGGTCAAGGTTTTGAACCATTGGGCGGAATGAATGAATGTGTTTTTGAATGTAATGTATGTGGGGAGTTGGTAGAAGTTGTGGACTTTGAAGACGGTGATAATGAATAACCCTTGACATACCCGGACCATGGAGATATAAAGGTTGCATGGTCCAAGTATGGGAATGGTACCCATATTGCGGGAATTGTCCCGGTTGAATCCATCTATATTGGAGGTTTGAAATGGCAGAGGAAAAGAAAAGTAATCGACTCGGTTGGACATTGAACGATAATAACATGGTTGTATCTTTCCCGGATGAGACGAAGATTACGTTTGAATTTACAGATATGGTCGGGTGGAAAGATTCGGCTATGGCGAAGCCGATTTTTGAAATCTTCCGGCATGGATTGAAACAAAAGCTTGCCGATACAGTTGCGGGAATGACGAAGAATGGAGTGGCATATCCGGACCAGGCGAAGGTTATGGAGGAGAAATGGGAGGAAATTCGGACAGGAGTATCTAGACCCAGGGCGAATGCGAAGATTGACCCCTTGGCGGAAGCGAGGAAGAAGCTGGAAGCCATGCCGGAAGGAGCTGAAAAGGTCGCGGCGATGAATCTGGCCAAAGTCCTGGGGATTATTAAATAGTTTTAGAATATAAACCCTGACCGGGATTCCATCCCGGTCATTATGGAGGATATTATGCAAATACATGAATTTATAGAAAAGGTCAAAGAATTTTCTGGGGATGATATTTCAGATAACTTAGACAATGCCACGTATGAAATAATTGAAACAGTATATACATATCATCCAAAGGTAAAAGATAAGGACACAATAGCAGAATTATTCTGCCGATTTGGACTGATTCTTATTCTGGATATGCACCCACGTGCAGAAAGGATAATGCAGAAGGAAAGGGAAATTCAGGTCGCAAAGCAAAATCTTGCGAAACTTCAGGAAGAGATGGAAATGCTAATGAGATGATTAAATAAGTAAAAATATACAAAAAGGTTACTGTGACCGAGGTATTCTTCCTTTACAGTAACCTTTTCCCATAATATCTTTAGATCCTTTTGGAGATCCGTATGAACTACACTACTGCCTTAATCCTCCTGATTGTCATTCCTAGCTTATACTTCCTAACTGGCATAATCGAACTCGCCGGGAATATCCCTTTGCAGTGAAGAGGTAAAGCACAGCGTAAACCGTATTTACACCATTTACACGGGTAACACGGTTTACACTATTTACACCATTAACCAAAACCACGCTATTTTCAATTATCTAATTAACACCGCCGGGAAAACCCCGTTTTTGATGTGAAATGATATTTCTGTTCCCAGTGGGGTATATTTCTCTTGACAGTGGCTTAGGGTATAAAATTTTTTTTATATATAAAAAAAAAAAAAAAAAAAAAAAAAAAAAAAAAAAAAAGAACTGTCAAGAAAAAAATACACAGTTTAGGGAGAATAAGGTACTGGGAGTAAGAAATATCATTTCAATGGGAAAATGGCATTTTCCACGGTCGGTTAATTAGCACATTGAAAATGGCGTGGATTGTGTGGTTTGTGTTACCCGTGTAAATCGTGTGACTCGTGTAAACCCTGTGCTTTTTCTATTGCATCCTGCATAGTACTATGGTAATACGGATGGATTACGGGATTCCATGGATGTGGATTAATATTCCATGGATGTGGAATGGATGGAATAATGACAATGGGTTAAATCGTCACGACGATGCCCACCACGGGACGATAACACGTTGGGTAATACCAATACATACCCGGATGGATTAATACATTGTACGGACCATCGCGGCAAAATTAACTGGAACCTACAATAGCAGAGCATAGGGAAACCTTGGCCCTTACCTTGTTTAAATCGGTAATAGCAGAGCATTTGGGACGAACGGTCCGGTGCTTGGAACAATCTTAACTATGAAGGAGCTAGAATGGTAAAGTATAACTGGAAAATAATGTCCCAGAAAAGAAACTGGGCAAAGCTACGGATAAGTGGAGCAATGAATTTGGACAAATCTTTTACACTTGATAATCCGATGATTCTGACAATGGAAGAGATGAAGGAATTGACAAAGGCCTGTAATTCTCTGCGGAAGATAGTTAAAAACTGGGATTCTATGAGAATAGCGAAGTTAAGGCTTGCGCTGGATAAAGGGATTGACCCGAAAAGTATCTAGTCCCGCCCGATTCCAGCACACAATAGGCGTTAGAATCTCCCTAACCATACACGTAAATATAAACCTTAAACACAAGCAGTTTCAACCGTGAAAATTTCACGAATCTAACTCCACCCTACAATCTTAAAGGACTACAAAATGACACCAGAAGAAATGAAACTCATGATCGGGACAGAATTCACATACATCTTCGAGGATGGAGACTCCATCCCGGCATATATCAAGGCATTTGACCCGGAAATTGGGCTGACTTGTATGACACTGGATACGGAGACAAAAGAAGGATGGAAGCCAGGGCCAGGTTCTTCTGTTCTCGAAGCGGATGGAACATTCTGTGTTATTGGAGTTAGATTCAAAAAATGTACGCTCCAATGTGCGGATAATATTTTAACCTATATAAAAGAAACAGGAGAGTACAAGCAAAGTGAAAGTATACTTTCCCACTTTTACGGCTGCGCATTTTTCTAACACCTTTCCCGGAGGAACTACCTTCCACAGTTCCTCCAAGAAAGAGGCTAGGATTACTACAATAACCTTAATACAAATGGAGCAGTCATGGGTGATATGGCAGACTATGCATTAGATAATGCAATGAATGACTGGGAAGAGTATCAATCTTGGGTAGATAATGGCAGAAATTTGCATGAGGGTTATGAAAAAGGCATCATTGATGAGCTTGGGTACGAGAATACTGATACAAGAATGCCTGACCCAACAAGAAGATATTCACAAACGATTAAACCCCACGGTGAGGGTCCCTGTCCTCTTTGTGGAAAGGATACAATTCTTACCGAGGGAAAATACGGGAAATTCTACGGCTGTTGTAATTTTCCAACTTGTAAAGGTAGCAGAAATTATTAAGGAGCCAACCTAAATGCACTGGACATTCTACCGCTGGGACGAAATCTTCGCCCTTGCCCTTACCCTCGCTCTCCCAACTGAAAGCGATATAGTCGGAGTCTTCGCAAGTGATAGACTCCTGGACCAACCACCCACATTTTTGGAGGAAACGTATGAATGAGAACCTGTATAAACATGAAGATGATCAAGTTGATAAATGCAAGAATCCAACCTGGGAGAAAGTCGCACCTTACACCTACCGCCTCCGCGTATTCAACGGCTGGATTGTCACAACAAAGGAAGAGAATGAAACTATGTCCTGCGCCGTGTTCGTTCCTGACCCAGGGCATGAATGGGAAATCTGTGAAGAATAGAACCACTCTTTAAATCAATACCAAGGAAAAACCTCATGAACCGTACAAACTACCTCCGCCTGATCCTTTCCATAACCCCAGGCGATATCTACCGTATCCCTTGCTCTTCCGAGCGGGAGTACAAATCCAACCGTATGCTATTCTACCGAGCCCTCGCCCAGGCTAAAACTGAAGCCAAATCCGGCCAGGGTGCTTTTTCTTCCATGTCTCTCGAAAACATCACCACCAGGAAAACCATAGAAGAAAAAGAAATCTTCCTCGAAATCCTCAA